TAGTGCTATATTTGTTGAACGCAATAACATAGACGGTTGGATGAAAGAGATTGAAAAGCTACAAGGCAAAAAAGAATATACGGAAGCATCCTTAAAGGCAACAACAAGGGCAAAGGAATTGCATCCAAAAAAGAAGTTAGAGCAGTTAGAACAATGGATTAAAAAGAAAATATATGGCATACAATATTATTGTTGATTACACTAACACCGAAATAAGCTATGTAAACGGTCCGATAACCGTTGAACAAGCGAAAGCATTTTGTAGGGCTGAAAATACATCAACCGAACAAGACGTTTTATTTGCTTTGTGGATTCGCGCAGCAAGAACTAAGATTGAGCAATATTGCGGCATTTCATTGATTCCGCGTAATATTGTTGCAGTATTACAAGCGCCACAAGGTAGAATGGAATTGCCATTTGGTCCAATAACTTCAACGCCTACTTTTGTTGATGAAAACAACACCGCTCAAGTTATTGATTTAGTTGGATTGAATTACAAAGTAATTGTGAATCCTATTGGATATACAAAGGCTACTTATACGGCTGGATATGCCAACGGACAAGTTCCCGAAGAATTACAAGAAGCTATAATGTTACAAGTAGCTTATTGGTGGGAGAATAGAGGCGATCAAGAAGTACAAGGTTGGAGTGATCAAGTTATTGCTATTTGTCAAAAATGGAAGCGATGAAAATAACTAAAAAAAATACAATCACCGCTGGTGATTTGAAGGATAGGTTAACGCTGCTAATACCCACAGTCGTAAGTAATGGGCGTGGTGGCAGTACAATAACCTATTCCGATTATGCTACCGTATGGTGCAAGGCTCAACCTTATAGAAATAGTAGAACGCTACAAGAAGCGCAATTAATATTTAATGATTCTTTTAATTTTATTATCCGTTATAGCGAAGTGCCAATAACGGCAACGTGGATGATAAGATTTAACGGCGCTGATTATACCATTCACACAATTGACGATGTAGAAAATAGATACCAATATTACTCAATTTTAGCTTATACAAAAAAGTTATGATAGGGCTATCTTTAAAAGGTATGGATAAGCTGCAAAAGGCTATTGATAGCAAAAATAAGGCTTTAATAACTGGCGTTGATAATGAAATGAAGGCAACTGTTATGGAAATTAATGCAAAGCAAATAAGCCGCGCACCGATTGATACAGGAAAACTAAGGCAATCAATAGATTACAAAAAAGAAGCTAATTTAAGCTACACTTTATTAACGCAAGGTATGGGAGCAAAATATGCGCCTTATGTTGAATTTGGAACAGGCGGAATGGTTGAAATACCCAAAGGATTAGAATCGGAAGCGGCTAAATTTAAAGGGCGTGGAATAAGAAAAGTAAATATGAAAGCGCAGCCGTTTTTCTTTTCTCCATTCTTTGAGGAAAAGAACAATTTCTTAAAAAGACTACAAAAGCTATTAGATATATGAAACTCATTTGGAATTACCTTATCCCCGCTTACTTTACCGAATTAGACGGTAATATCCTAATTGATGGCGATGCATTGCCTATTTACGATGGTGAAGCGCCGCCCGATGTTCAAGGTAGCTATATTTTATTAGGCGATAGAACAAGCACCCAAACACAAGCAAAGGGCAAATTTACAAGTGAATGCACTTTGCTAGTTGATGTCGTAATAAAAGGACCAAATTTTGGTTTTAAGGATAGCGAAGATGCCGCCGAGCAAATAATGCAATTAATCAATTCGGATAATAACCCTATTTGCGCAAGTAGCTTCCAAGTAGTAACTACTTCAATACAATCAACCAACAATTTAAACGGGTTAAACCCAACGGATAATATTTTTCGTACTTTGATAAGATTTAGGCATTTGGTAAATCAAATTTAATTATCTTTGTACAAATTAATTTATTATGCCAAACAACGAAGTAAACGGTCGTGATATTATCATAACGATAGATCCGACAGGCGGAAGCTCATACAAAAATGTAGTTTGCTTAACTAGCAATACTATTACCAACTCATTAACCGTTTTAGATGCATCTAGTAAATGCGGCAACAAATCAATCCCTGGAGCAAAGTACGAGGCTTCTATTTCAGGAGAAGGATTTTTGATTGATCCAGATACAGGAACGCCAACAAATCAAGGTTATGCTGAATTGTATTCTATTTTTACAAAAGGTTCAATTATCAGCATTAAATTTGGTAAGGCATCACCAACAACAGGAGATGTTACCTATGGCGGTACTGCTTATATTAGTGAATTAGAGTTAGTGGCGGCTGATGACGAATTAGCTACCTTTAGCGTTACTTTCACTTGTGCTGCTCCACCATTTACGCAAACCGTAACTTATTAATATGTTTGAATTAAAACTACCAAGCGGAACAATTCAATTAAAATGGGGTTATTTTGCAATGAAGCAATTTTGCGCAAAGCATAACCTAAAACCAACTGAATATTTCTTAATGCTTAGTGAAGGTGATAGTATATTAAATTATGTTACCGAGTTTCTTTTAATTGGTGCTGAATACGCGGCTGCAAAGTCAAAAAGTGATAGGGCTTTTAGTGAAATAGAAGTATGTGAGTGGATAGATGAAGCGGGTGGCGTAAAAGCAGAAGGAGTTATAATGGATTATTTGAAATATGTGATTGCTTCGCATACAACTAACTTAAGTGAGAAAGAAGAAGCGGAAAAAAAAAGTTAGAGCAATTTACATGGGATGACATTGAAGTAAACGCCTACGAGGCGGGGATGAAGCCTAGTGATTTGGAAGATATTAATTGGCGTGATTTGACTTTATTTATTCGTGGCTATCAAAATAGGTCGCGTAATAAATGGGAACAAACACGCCTTTTGTATTGGATGCAATATGCGATGAATAGTGCGGATAAGAAAAAGAAAACGCCCGAACAAATTTTGCCGTTGGTTTGGGATAAAAAGAAAGAAAGAGGCAAAGCAATAAGTGAAGATGAAAGATTAAAAATGTTAAAATTGTACGGCAATGGCTAATGAAACTTTACGGATTGATATAACGGCTAACAATAAAGCTGCCATTGCTGGGTTAAAAGAAACTACTGCAGAGTTAAATAATGTAAGTAAAGAAGCAACAAAAGCCAATGCTGCATTAAGTAATTCGGCAAAAGGAACTGAAAAAGCCGCGAATGCATTAACAAATTTAGGAAGGGTTGCCCAAGATTCACCTTATGGGTTTATTGGTATTCAAAATAACCTTAACCCTTTATTAGAATCATTTCAAAGATTAAAGGCTGAAACAGGAAGCACAGGAACGGCATTAAAAGCGTTAGGGGCTGGATTGATGGGTCCAGCGGGTATAGGGGTTGCCTTATCGGTTGCAAGTGCTTTGTTGGTTACGTTTGGCGATGATTTAATGTCTGCTAGTAAAGAAACTGTTGCTTTGAACAAAGCACAAACTGCTTTTTCGGATACATTAAGTAAAAGCATGGGTTCTGCAAAAGCGGAAATAGCTACAATACAATCTTTGGTAGCTATTACAAATGATGTAACCGTTTCTACTGACGAAAGAAAACGCGCGTTAAATCAATTAAAAGAAGCATATCCAGGATATAATCAATTACAAAAAGTAGATATAAATGATGCCGCATCTTTAAAAAATGTAACTGATAATCTTTCAGATGCTTTAATGCGAAAAGCAAGGATTCAAGCATATTCAACTATTATAGCAGAAGAAGAAGCAAAGCAATTTAAAATAGCTATTGAAAACGATAAGGATAGGGCTAATAGATTAGGCGCGGTTAGTAAAGCAATAAATGATTATGTAGTTCCTTTAATGTCTTTAACTGATGCTACTACTGCAAATATTGTTAAAAATAAATTAGCCGTTGATGCAGTAGATAAGGCTTCTGAATCATATGATTTTGGTTCAAAATATCTTTCTAAGATGAAAGATATGTTAAATGCAACAACTAAAGAGCAAAATAAGTTTAATGATGCGCAAATGCTTGGCGCTGCTCCAAAAAAAGGTGGTGCTACAAATTTAAAAGCAACTTCATTAGATAATTATTTAGCAACTGCAAATGTTGTAGATAAAAGCGGATTCAAGCCCGTTGATACTTCATTGGTTTCAATACCATATACAGGGAATACAGGCGTTAAAAGCCTTGAAAATTTGACATTAGGCAACTCTTTGTTGATGCAAAGAGAGCAGCTTATATTAGCCAATTACAATGCCGATGTATTGTTTAACCAACAACAAGCAATGGCTAACGAATTAGCAACCGCAGGTACTAGTCTATTTACTTCAATGGGTAACGCTTTATTGTATGGTCAAGATATGGGCGAAGCGCTTACAAATACATTGAAAAAGATAGTATTAGATTTAACGGCGGCTATTGCAAAGGCTTTAATATTTAAGGCTCTTATGGCAGCCTTTACAGGTGGCGGAAGTGTTGTAGCTGGTGCATTTGGCGGGGCTGGTGGTAGCGCTTTAGGCAGCATCGGGGCGTCTGTTGCTAATAGTCAAGGTGGCGGAAGCGGTTTCTTTGGTTTCTTATCGGGCAATAATATTTTAATGGGGCAAAATAGAACTCGTACAAGTATGGGTTTAAGGAGAGGTTAAAAATGGCATACGCAAAAAAATACTTATCTGAATTTAATTCGCAAAGCGGCGAACAAATCTACATTGAATTATGGGAAGATGGATATGATGGCAGCGTTATTGAGTACCCTTGCGATTCATTTAATTTGCAATACATACCGCAAGGCGATGATCCCTTTGAGATGATATATGCAAGTCAAGTGAATGTTGAATTAGATGTAACGGATAACGTAGAAGATATGCCAGACTTTACGACCTTAAATGATCGTAAATACATTTGTAAGGTAATAAAAGATTCTACTTTAGAATGGCAAGGATGGGTTTTATCGGATGACGTGCAATTTAATTTTAGCACAGGCATAAAGTCTATATTTTTCAATGCTATTTGTGGATTAGGTATGTTGAAAGATATAACTTTTAGCGAATCGCAATTGACCGAAACCAACGTATATAAAAGCATTTTATATTGTTTATGCAAAGCAATATCCGATGTTGGAACGCCAACGGATAACAATATTTTCGCTTCCGTTAGTATTTATGCAGAAGCAATGAATGATAGAAACGATGACCCATCATTCGACCCATTCCAACAATCGTTTATACAACTTAGCGGAATTATAGAAAATAACGAATACATTAGTTCATTAGATTTATTAAAAAATATATTACTTTCTTTTGGTTGTAGGTTGTTTTATGCAAAAGGTCAATGGAATATTTGGCAAATCAATCAAATGGCATTACCAAACCCATATTATACTTTATATGATATAGATGGCGAAATATTATCAAGCGGAACAATGGATGACATTAGCAATGTACCTACCGATATGATATTTGTTACAGGCGGTCAAATAAAGATATTTAAAAAGGGATTCAATAATATAATAAGTAAAAACAAAATAGAATTTCCTGAAAATTATATATTTAACGCTAATTTAAAATTACTTTCTGATACAGGTGCAACGCCAGGTTGGGCTAAATCAAATGGCGGAAGTGGTGCAGCATTTTTAATAGATAAACAAGGTCAAGAATTTAATTATTGGGAATTAGAATTATTTAGTGCTGGTGATTTTGCTAAAGTAGAAACTACAGCACCATTTTTAATATCAAAATA